CCGACAGCGACTTGCTGAATCGGTTCAATGACCTGTGGTTCGGTTCCGTTGGCTCCTTTTTCAGACGCTACGCGTCCTCTCGAAGAGGTGCTTTTATGGTTAGTGGTGATTTCAAAAGCGCTACTGATCTGGTGAGGACCCCGGCTTCGACAGCCTCTTTCGACTGTCTCGTTGAAGCACGGGTTCCTGGATCTGGGTTCCTCCGAACCACCCAGCTCCGCCCTTCTGCTGTTGTCTATCCACATCCGGACTGGTTATCCGTCCTGGCCGCCCATGCTATCAAGTATGAGGAGGCAGGAAATGATCTCGTCAAGCGGCAGGCCGCGAACGATTTCAAAGATGCATATAGTGGGCCCAAGCAATTAATTGCTCGGTGCCTGAACATGCAGTATATGGGCCACCACACATCTTTTCCGCAACTGTGTGTGTTGAATTTGGCAGCGTATCGCTGGGCCGTGAAGGAGTACCGAAAGGAACTTCTGGAGGCCTGGACTGACGCTTGTCAGCTTCATCGCCGTAGGCGGGAGAGACTTCTTGGGGTCTTGTCATCCGGAACGCACGCTGCGTCCGACGTATTGACTGCAATGTTGGAAGTATCCAATGCAGAGGATGGTGAGTACGAGTGCCGTAAGGTACTCGATGCTTTTGATTCTCTCGACATGGATAATTCGGTCCTCATCAATGGGGACGACATCGCTTATGTCGGTGACGAACGCTTTCGCGATCTGTATGACTACGCCGCATCACAAATGGGTTTTGTGAAATCTCCAGGGAAGAACTTCGAGTCGACTACCTCCGTGCAAATAAACTCCCGGATCTTTACGGTCCAGGGTGGTTCGTTTGCGCAGGTGGGTTATCTGAACATGAGGCTCCTTACTGGGTTATCACAGAAGACAGGTGAATCCCTCTCAACTCCGATTGGTCTCGCGACATCTCTGAATAAGATGTGTCAGCTTGAGCCTTGGACTAAGTGGGCTGTCCCCGTTGCAATGAAGCGGTTTCAAAAAGATTGGTTGAATGGAAAAGGGTTGGGTGTTCCCGGCTTGGTGCCAAATTGGTACCTGCCGACCCACATGGGGGGCTACGGTCTGCATACGGACCTCCTCCCCACTGCCGGTGACCTTCGGGTCACTCCTCTCCAACGTCGCCTTGCGACGTACTTCCTTTCCGATCCCGAACTGTCTCTTTACGAACCAATGATCGCGACTCCTACGATTAAGGATGTGATCCTTCGCGCCGCCATGACGCAGAAGCATTTACAACCTGGATCGTGGGTCCCGCCGGCCCATCTTGTCCGTCGCTCTGACGGACTCGATCCCTGGCAGGAACGTCTCGAATATATGGCTCGTGCCCTCCACGCCGGTCCCTTGGATACAATCCAGGGCGGAAAACGTGTGAC